TTAACTGCATCATAAGCCGCCTTTTCAAGTTGTTCTGCTTTAAATTCTGCATAAGCCTTTTCTAAGTTTTCAGCGGATAAATCTAATGTAGATTGGTCTTCAAATTTAGCCATGTAGTTTCCGCCTAATTGTGGATGAGGTTTGTTTACATCATCTTCTCCAGCATTACCTGCTTCAACCCATCCTGTTGCTAAATCAGGTTTACCCTTTAATTCAGCATCATCAGTTGTTTCTTCCATTTCTTCTTGTTTCGCTTCAAGGTCAGGTTCTTCCATTGAATCTTGCGCTTCAATAGGTTCATCATCTTCTGTGTCCATATATTCTTCTTTTTCTAGGTTTGACATTTCTGTTCCTCCTTCGGATAAAGCAACGTTTTTCATCATCTTCTTTATATGCTTTTCTGTAATTTCTAAGTTTTCGGGGGAAATCTCATCATTTGAGTCTTCTCCGTTTATCCTTTCTAAAGTTTTATTTAATTCACCCAATGCTTTTTCTAAATCATTAATTTGATTCTCTTTATCCATTTTAAGAATATCAAACTTTGCTTCGGGGTTAATTCCCTTTTCACAAATGGTAACTTCATGTAATTCCAATTTAGAAATTTCATTATAATCTCCATATTCTCTATGTTTCTTTTTTCTTTTTTCTAGTGCTTGTCCACCTATACTAAAAGAACGTAAACTTCCATTTCTTATTTCACGACCAACTTCTTTAGCCTTTTCAATGTCTTCTCTCATTTTTATAACTACAAAGAAACCCACATCATCTACTTGTGTTTTCCAAAGTTTTCCAGATTTATCCCTATAATTAGGAATAACCTCTCCAACTTGCACATTAGAATGATTAGTCATTACATTTCTAAATTTAGTAATTTTCATATATTTACTAACGGCTTCATTTAAAGCCTCTAAAGTAATTAAATCGTTTTGCTTATCTACCATTTCAATAGAAGCATATCCACCTATTACTAAATCATCAGATTTTAAAATATTAAACGAATCATGTCTAATAGGGTTAACTGTTTTAAATATAGCAGTTGCACTCATGTTTATTGCTTTTCAGAACGAACTATATTAATTATTTCCTAATTCTGAATATTTGTCTTCCCTTATATCCCATTTTCCTTCATCGGTTTTAGGGTTAACAGGTTTAGTTTCAACCCCAGTCCAAGCCAGCCATTTATTTTCCCCTTTAACTGGGATAACTCTCACATGAAATTTAGTTTCAAATTTATTTCCTTCTAAGAAGTATTCATGGTAGCCATCTCTTTGAACTCCCAACTTTACTTTACCAGAATCAATAAGTTTTCCTTTTCTAAATTTATTTTCTACTTGTGCGGGAAACTTTCCAGATTTACCAAATAAAGCAAAAATATCATCTTCTTCCTCTATATCTATTTCCCAACCAATAAGTTCTTCATCTAATTTAAACATAATAGATAAATTACCATCTTCTTTATGATATATCTTAAACTCCCCCTTTCTATACTCTTTTGGGGTCTGATATTTTTCTATCATATCATATTCAGGATAAAATTTATCTTCACCTCTATCATACCCTATGTCTTCTAATTGTTTTAACCAATCTTTTAATTTCTTAGATTTGCTTTCAAATAAATTATTAAAATCTTTCATGTGTTCCTTTCTAACAAATTCTTCTATTTCTGAATAAGAAACACCTTCTTTCTTTTCCATTAAGAAATTTTTAATGGCTACTCTAAATTTTGCTTTTTGAGTTTTTAGCATATCTTCCATTTGTTCTTTCCAAATATCAATATCTAATGTAGCATTCTTAGCCATTAAATTATTTTCTTCAAAACCATAAAAAGTAAAACCTTCCAAATCTGATTTAAGAAGAAGGGTCGCTTCTCCATGAATACTATCTGTAATTGAATATCCTTTTTCTAATGCTTCAATATTATAATTAAGAGATTTCTTAGTATCTTTTGCTAAAAATTCTAATGTAATTATTTTATATCCATCTTTATCTTTTTTAACTTCATTAATTTTAACTCTTACAATATCCCCAATATCAACATTAACTTCAGATGGAGAAGTTTTACCAACTTCAAGATATTCTCTGTCGTTTATTGTTTTAATATTTTTAAAATCATCTTTATCCGTTAAAGGACCAGCACCTAAACTATAAACAGATTTACTTCCTTTAGCAGTTTTCTTTAATACAATTAAATCTAAATCAACAAACTTTTTCCACTTAACCCATTTAGGATTTTTCTTTGTTCCTATAAAATAAGTAGAAGTTACATCTTTTATTACTACTCCTTCTGCTGTAGGAATTTCCATAATTTCTTCTGCGTATTCTTTAACTTCTTTTATTGAATCAGCATAACGAGTATCTTTCTTAGAAGGGAATGCTAACATTTCATCTGAATGAGTCGAATAATTATTAAATAAAATAGTTAATCTTTCTTGTAATTCTGAATCATGCATTTCCTTATTTTCATGACGCATAATATCAAATACATGCGCTCTTAAAATAAGTTCTTCCTTTTTATCCCCTTTAATATATTCAATAACCTTTGCTCTAGGTAAAGGTTCTTTTTTGTTAAATAACATTAGTTCAGCATCAAGAACACAATCACCAAAATGTTTTGCTTTCATTATTTTAACCTGTTCAGAACATTTACTAGTTATATCATCTCCTTCAAAAGAATATATTTTAACTCGATTATCTATCTTATGAATTTGTATTCTCATACCATCATACTTTTCTTGAACTACCCACTTTCCAGTAAAACCTTGTAACTCTTTTAAATCATCAACTTCAAAGATACGATACATTGGTTTGTTAGGCACTAAAAAGTGAGTTTCTGCCTTTTCTGCTTTCTTTAAACTTACTAAATTATCCCAAGTAGTTTTACTATGATGAGAAGTGTAAATTTTTTCTAATAACTTTTTAGCGCCTTTATATTTCCCTTCTATACGTTTAGTATCTTTTCCATCCCCATAATGTTCTACGATAAAATCCACTATATCTTTCTCTTGAAGATTTAAACCTTTAAACCCACTAGTAAGTATATCAGGTTCTAAATCATTTTCTTCCCATGCTTCTGCACTAAGTTCTTTATCATGTATTCTCATAGCCCAATGAATAAATTTAGCAAATAACCCTTCATCTTTCATTAATTCTTCTAATACTTCATTTTTAAATTCTCTAGCAAAAGGGTCTTTAACTAATTCAGAAGAATATCTTAATTCTTTTATTTGCTCATATATTTTTCTAGCGGTATCACTTTCAATATTCTCTGCTTCATCTGAAAATAATTCTTTTTCATCTATAGCCTTCTTAACTGCTTGAGCGAAATCATCTATATCATCCCATTGTTTTCTAAGGGTTTTAATCTCTCCTACCCATTTTTTACCATAAGTTTTCTTATCCGATAAAGCGGATAAGTATGACATTCTCATTTTTTCAAAAAATTGAATTACCCTTATAGTTAAAGGGTCTTTATCTTTTTGAAGTAAGAGAGGCACACAAAATCACCTAAGTATATTTTCGCCAGTTCTTTATGTTACCATCTTTTTTTGCTCTTGTTGCCGCCATTCCTACTATAATTGGTCCTAACTCGTCTAATTGATTTAACTTGAAACTATCATCGGCTTCTGCTAATTCTTCTAAAATTGAATCATAAGCAGTTAAGAGTCTAGTTATTATAGCAGGGCTAAGATTCAAACCTCCCGAATGCTTTTCCTTATATTCTTTTGTTCTGCGTTCTTTTGCTTCTTCAGGGGTTTCTGGAGAATCTTCAACAACAGGTTCACGTTTTGCCTGTCTTCTTTCTTTTCTTTGTTGTAACTTATCTGCTCTTTTAGTTCTCTTTGCATGTTCCGCTTCATCTACTTTATCTGCTTTAGAAATAGTTCCACTTGCATAATCTCTTTTACCTTCTTTTACACTAGTGCCTTTTGCTTCATCAGAAAGATGTCCAACTCCTAAAGGATTAGTTTTAACTTTTTCACCTTTAGTTCTTTTCAGTTTCATTTCTTCGCCAATTACAAATTTGGCTAAATCATCCATATATTTTGTTTTTTCATTTGTCATTTTAATTACCACCTAATCTATCTACTAAA